AAGCAAGAATCGAGGCCATAAATGCGGTTGGTCAATCATTCATGGCTTTATCTAAATTATTAGGCGAAAATACAAAAGCGGGGAAAGCATTGGCAATTGCCTCAACAATTATTAGCACACTTACATCTGCTCAAAACATTTACGAGTCAACGTCAAAGATTCCATTTATTGGCTCAATTTTAGCGCCTATCAATGCGGGTATTGCTTTGTTGCAAGGTTACCAAAGAGTGCGAGAGATTAGAGCCGTAGAAGTCCCACAATTCGCAGAGGGGGGATTGATTGACGGCTTTGCAAATGGCGGTTTATCTGGAACCAGAATTGGCGCAGGAATGGGAATGCCTATTCGCAGAAAAAATGGCGACAATTTATTAGCAACTATTAAGACTGGCGAGGTTATATTAAATCAAAGACAACAAGCGGCTTTAGGTGGCTCAAATACATTTAAGCGCATCGGAGTACCTGGATTTGCTAACGGCGGAATGATTACACCAGATGCGGCGATTGATAGCAGCATAAACATGGCAGAGGCATTGAGAGGCTTACAACTTGTAGTAAGTGCAACCGAAATAACAGAAGTTCAAAACAGACTTAGAGTCATAGAAACAACAACCTCACTATAATGGCAAAGGCAAAAGCAACGGCGCAGAAAATAAAAGTAAATTTCGGGAAACGAAAGACTGGAAGAGCAGCGAAAGCAAAAAAATTTCAACCAAAAAAATATAAAGGACAAGGCAAATGAACATTGAAAGGGAATTTTACACCAGAATTGACACCACTTTTGGCGATTGCAATAATGTGGCCTATCATTTAGCCGAGAAATGTGCGCTAACAACTGGCGACATGGAGCGATATTTGATTCGTTGCGAATATGAAGAGCAAGTCATTAAGAATAAAAAAAGCAAAATGATTATTTATGCTGACTTAGCAGAAAAATATTGCAAGTCGATTCATTCGGTCATCTATATTGTAAAGAAAATCTAATTGTAAAAACTTTACAAAAAGCATATTTCAATTTCAGCTAACTTTGTTAGTATGGAAATTTATAATTTGCTAATCAATAAAGACATTGGAACTGATAAGGGCGAACTTTCGGCCGATTACGTTAGGTCTGAAATTTCAAAGGCACAATCACAAGGGTCAAAAGAAATTAAATTGATTATAAACTCACGAGGCGGCAGCGTTTACGAGGGTTTTTCTATTTACAACGACTTGCAGGACGCAGGTTTAAAAATTACGGCATACATTCATGGTTTTTGTGGCTCAATTGCAACTCTAATTGCATCGGCTGCAAGTTATGTGGAAATGTCTGAGACTGCTCAGTATATGATACACAATGCAAGTGGCGGAGCGCAAGGAACTGCAAACGAAATTAAGTCAACGGCTGAGGCATTGTCGCAAATCGACACAATACTTGCTCAGAATTACGCTAAGAAAACAAACAAATCAATTGAGGACATCATGGCAATGATGGACAAAACAACTTACATGACACCACAACAAGCAAAAGAACTTGGATTCGTGGATGCGGTAAGGATGCCAATTGCAGCATTCGGAAAATTTAACGATAAAATAAAAATGGATACAAATTTCAAAAACAAAATTGCCTCTGCTTTCAAGGCTATTGAAGAGGCATTGACTGGCACAGAGCCAACAAATTTCGTTGAGCCATTGGCAGACGGAATCACAATTCTTTATGGAGACGGCGAGTTGGAAGTTGGGAAACCAGTTTACACAGACGAAACCATGACAACTTTTGCACCAGAGGGCGAGCATGCTTTAGCAACTGGCAAAATCATTATTGTTGACGCAGCAGGCGTAATCGTTGAGATTCGTGAGGTTGAAGTTGAAATCGAAGATAATCAAACTGAAGTTTTAACGGCACAAGTTGAGTTATTAAATGCTGAAATTACTGCTTTAAAAGCAGAGAAAGCAACGATTGAAACTGCAAGCGCAGCATTCAAAGCAAAAATGGACAAAGAGTTCAAAGCATTAAAGTCATTAGTTGAAACGGCTGAGACTAAAGTAGTAAACGCAGCAGCAGCAAAGGCAGAAGTTAAGGTTTCGCCATTTGACATTGTAGCAGCAAACATTAAAAAACAATATTAATTAAATAAAAAATAAAACAACAAGAAAATGGCAGATGTATTAGACATTAACGTTAGTTGGGCAGGGCAACAAGCTAACGAGGTTTTAATAAAACCAACGTTTTTAACTCCAGAGTTACAAAACGAATTCAGAATCATTTTGGACATTAAGTCTAAAAGACAATTAGCATTAGACACAATTTTATCTGGCGTAGTACGTCCATCGGTTGGTTGCGGTCGTGATAATGCAGGCGATGTTGTTGACATCACTGAGAAATTTATTGAGGTTTGTGATTTGAAAGTTAACTTAGACCAGTGTGCTAAGAACTTGAAAAACACTTTCATGGAAGAGTATTTGAGAACTGGTAACGAGGCTCAAAACTTAGAGGGCACAATCGTTGAAAACTACATTATCGACAAAGTTACAAACGCAGTGCGTTTAGACGTTTACGATATTGCATGGTTTGGCGATGAGAACTCAACAAATGACACATTAGCTTCATGTACTGGTATCTGGGCTCGCTTAATTGCAGGCGCAAATGCTTATGATGTTAAGAGAGTATCAATTGTAAGTACATTAGCTGATTGCACTGCATTAGACACATTGCGTTCAATGTACGAAATTGCTCCAGACATCTTAGACCAAATGCCAGAGGGCGACAAATATTTTGCATTAACCAGAGAGTTATATGACAACTATTTGACTTGTCGTGAAGATGCTTGTTGTGGCGATAAATCATGGGACATGGTTGAAGCAGGTGCAAGAATGTTAATGTTCAGAGGCATTCCAGTTTACAAGAAATCACGTTGGTCTCAAGTAATCAATGCTAATAACATGAATAGCAAACACAGAGCGGTTTACACATACAGAGAGAATTTAGTAATTGGAACAGATGCAATTTCTGACACAAATACTTTAGATTTCTTTTATGATAAAAGAGATAAAATGAATTACATCGATGCTGAGTTCAAAATGGGAACTCAATACATCTATGGCGATTTATCTGTTATCGCATTATCATAATTATTTAACTTAAAAAAAAGGAGACAATATCATGCCATGTGGAATAGTTAGTGGATTAGCTTGTGCGACTTGCGAAGATTTGCAGTCGGTAGGCGGAATAAAAGCCAAAAACATTTATGTGGGTTCACTATCGGATTTAACCGATAGTGGATTTACCACAGATTCTGAGGGCGTTGTTACTGCAATAGGTTTACAACCATACAACTATCTTTACAAGTTCTGCGCAAAAACAAAAAGTGCGGGTGCAAGTCAAGAATTGGTTACTGGCGAAAACAATATCAAATCGTTTACACAAACGATTACTGGTAAATTTCAGCAACAAACGCAGGATGCGAAAAATGTTTGGGATAATTTAAAATTGATTGACGATTTATTCGTTGTAGTTGAAAAGACAAATGGTACATTTGAATTGTACGGCATGTCTGCGGGATTGGAAATCACTGCGCTTACAAAAGCGACTGGAGTTTTGATTGGCGATGACAATGCTTTCAATATTACCTTGTCTCAACCAATGGGCGGAGAGTCAGAATTAGCACCAGATTTCTTTGTAACAAGCTATCAAGCTACAAAGGCTTATTTGGAAAGCAAAATTGCTTAATTAGTTTTAACAAAAATGTTTGGAGAGGCGATGTGGTTAACCATGTCGCCTCTCTTTTTTTTGTGATTTTTTACTATATTTGCCTTATGACAATACCAGAAATAAAAATTCATGTAAGTTCGCATGGCGGACAAGCAATGGACAGAAAAGACATTGTTTGGCATTTAATATTTGATATGTATAAAAGGTCAACTGGAAATCGTTTATCCACTGGATGTGGGTCGTGTTATAAAAGAGCATACAGATGGCTTCAAAATCAGTAATTTATCAAATATACTTTGATGACAAAACAAAGAAATATGTCAGTCCAAACGCCATTGGATATGATAATTCTATTTATGAGGGCAAACCATTTCAGCCTGCATTTGAGAATCACGTCATTCGGGAACTAATCGAGCAGGGAAAGCATAAAGAGGCCGAATACTTTGGCGTTTTTTCGTGGCAATTTGAATCAAAGAACTCATATTGGCTTAAAAACTTAGAGGCAGACGTTAAAGATGCTGACATATACACGTTTTATCGCTTGCACACGCAACCAAATGTCTGGCGAGTGGCTGAGAATTGGCATTCTGGAATTATTGAGACGGCTCAATATATTTTTAACCAATTCAATGGCTTAAAAATAGACCGATTGCAGACTCCGACCATTTATCAAAATGCCCACGTTACACGCTCTGAGATTTACGAAGAGTTTGTTTGCACATGGTTAATCCCTTTAATGGATATAATGTCGCAGAGCGAAGATAAATGGCTACAAAATAGATTATTTACAGACACTAAATACAAATGGGGTCGATTTTCAAAAGAAAAAATAAAGGCAATCACTGGCGTTGAGTTTTATCCGATGCACACATTCATTTGCGAGCGGTTTTTTTCAACCTTTTGTGCAACTAAAAACTTTAAAATCAAACATTTATGCTAAAAGTAAAATTAACAAGCAACTATGCTACGTCTGAAGTATTGGCAAGCGAGGTCATGCGACAATTTGCACCAAAAAAAGAGGTCAAACCATTTAAGTTTACCAATTCAAATGATTATGACTTGTTATTTATATTCAATGACACCACAGAACAGATAAAAGACCCTGCAAAAACCTTTGCATTTGCGCAAGAGCCAAGTTGGTCGGCAAATTATAAGGATTGGACTGGGCAAGTGGCTGAGTTTATTGCGCCAGTGAATAACCAATTGCCAATGATGTTTAATTGGAGTGGCTTAGATTATGAAGATGCAATGAATTTAAAAGCCGAAAAGACTAAAAAGTGCAGTTTTATAGTGGCCAAACAAGAGCCGAGAGAGGGAACGTTGTATCAATTCAGAAACGAATTGGTTGAAAAGATATTAGCATCGGATTTGGACGTGGATATTTACGGCAAAGGTTGGGACATTAAAGATGCCAGATACAAAGGCGAATTAAAAGACAAAAAAGACGGCTTAATTGATTACCACACGTCTATTTGCATTGAAAATTCAATTGAGGATTATTACGTAACTGAGAAATTTTGGGATATTGTGATTTGCAATGCGTTTCCGATACCTTATTCGGCGATTGCTGAAAATACAATGCAACGTTTAGAGGCTATTATTTCGCTTGCAAGCATGGGCGATTCAGAAAAACTTGTTGAAGAGCAAAAAGAATATTACTTTAGCGACTTAAATATATATAATTATATAAAAACCAAATGCCAATCTGCATAACTTTCGGGACTAAGGATTATCAACAAGCTATCGATAAATTGCATAAATCCATGAGCAGATTTATGTACACTAAAACGTTTAACGAGAAGAGTGTTGAAATGCTTTTTGATGCTTACCCCGAGCATCTTTATTCGTCTCGAGGTTATGGTTGGTGGCTTTGGAAACCTTATTTGATTGACTACATTTTGAGCATCATTGACGAGGGCGAATATGTCATGTATCTGGACTCAACAATTGAATGCTTAAAGAATCCAAATGACTTAATCAAAGAGGGCGAAAATATAAAGCTATTTCACAATGGACAAAAGCACATTGATTGGTGCAAGTCTGAGACATATTACGACATGGGCGTTGTTTGCATGCCAGACCAAATGCAAGCGAATGCAGCAATCCAAATTTATAGAAACACACCAGAGACCAGAGCGTTTGTGCAGGAATATTTTAACCTTTGCTCAAATCTTATGCTTGTTAATGATGAGTGCAATCCAGATTATCAATTGAGCGGATTTAAGGCTCACAGACACGACCAAAGTATTTTAACAAACTTAGCGGTCAAATACAATATTAAATTAACGCCATCGCCATGCCAATGGGGTATGGGGGCAAATGCTTACTTTAACCATCATAGGACATTATGAACATTTACAAAATCATTTTAGGATTAATTGTGCTGCTTTCTTATAATAGGATTTATAAAAAAGACTGGGGATTCTATAAGGAATATGGAGGCTCTCGCATTTATTACACAAAAACGATTATAACAATTCTAATTGAGTTGGCTATTTTCTTAATTATTTACATGGCATGAAAATCAAAGGCGTATTAAAAAAAGACGATGACGGCCTATATTTAGAGGTTGCAAAAAAAATGTATTTAAATGACTACATTGTGAGCGTTGAGCAAGCAGAAAAATTAAATAAAATAATCGGTAAAAAAATTACATTAGAATATGAAAACATTAGTCCAATTGGCGATAAAAAATAAGGCACAACAAAAGCCTTTAGAGTTTGAAGAGTTGTTGCATGCGCTAAACTCTATGAAGAGCAAAAAGATTGCAGTCGAAGTTGGCAGCTATGACGGCGGATGCTTACATGCTTACAAAGAATTGTTTGATAAAGTCATTTCAATTGATATGTCTCAACGTTCAAACATTGACGGCGTGGATTATTTAATCGGAGACTCTAAGCAGCTAAAATCTGAGTTAATTAAAGCGCTTGGAAATAGCAATGCAAAGATTGATTTCCTTATGATTGACGGCGACCATACTTATGAGGGAGTTAAAGCAGATTTTGAAATTTACTCTAAATTTGTGCGCAAAGGTGGGGTCATTGCATTTCATGACATTTTAGACACGCCAATTCACAGAGAATTATTCTGCCGAGTGGATAAGTTCTGGAATGAAATTAAAGACGGCAAAGAGCATGACGAATTTATTGAGGGTTCTGACTGGGGCGGTATTGGAATTTTATGGATATAATTATAACTTGCAAAGATAGGTTGCTGCATTTAAAAAAGTGCATTGCAACTATCAAAGACAAATCAAAGATATTCGTTGTATGTTACGGCGATGAAATGGCATTTAGATATTGCCGAGAAAACAAAATCCGCTCATGCTTGACGGCCGCAAAAGACTTTCATTTATCAAAGGCCAGAAACTTGGGGGTTGCTGAAACTAACGAGGAATGGATTTTCTTTTGCGATGCGGACACTTTATTAGACCCAACTTTTTTTGATAAATTAGATTTAAAAGACGGCAATTATTACACTGGCGAACCAGATTGTTCTGGCAATTGCATTGTTAAGCGCTCAGATTTTATGGGTTATGACGAAAATATTAAAGGTTATGGAGGCGAGGACACCGATTTGTATATTTCATTAACCAGAAAAGGGATTCAAAAGAACTTTATTGGACGAATGAGATACATCCCACATTCAGATTTTGATAGGACAAAGAATTATGGCAACAATAAGAAGTGGGAGCAGCAACGCAAAAACATTATTTATTTGATGTCAAAGCATCCACATGAATTTATATTTCCACAATACGTCCCAAATGAGATGAAAACACTTTTTGTATGATATACAACTCTATTGTAATTGCTTTGCTATGCTTTGGCTTTTATAGGTCAACCAGACATGGGAATATTTTATATTTTATCCAAAGATTTGCGGATAAATTACCAAAGATAATTGGAAAGCCGATTTGCTTGTGTCTAACTTGCATGGCCTCACTGCATACATTGGTTTGGCATTCGCTTTTGTTCGGGATAAGCGTTGACATTATTCCAACAATATTGATTGTGGCCTCATTCAATTATTTTATTGACTTAATAGTTTCTAATTATGAATAAACTGGCAGGCATTTGGAATGTTTGGGATGGCGATGAGCATCTGAGACGTTCGATTGAGTTAATCAAACCACATTTGGACGTTGTTATTGTTGTTTACCAAAATGTAAGCAACTCTGGCGAATTATATGAGCCAACTTTGCCACATGAATTGATTGATTTAACAAATTTTTATATTCCTGCGCTTACGCAAACTGCTCAATGGAATGAAACTATCAAACGAAATATAGGGTTGCAAACTGCAAAGAGCGTTGGTTGTACGCATTTTATTCAAATGGACTGCGATGAGATGTATTTTAGTAAGGATTTTGAGCGAGCAAAGGAGCAAGTTTATATTGAGCAACTGGATGCAAGTTATTGCAGGCTAAAAACATACTATAAATATCCGACTAAACAACTATCGCCAGACGAAGACTATTTCGTTCCATTTATTCATAAGATTCACAAAGAAACAATCATGTGTTTCGACAAAAAATATCCTGCATTTGCAGACCCAACAAGGCGAACCAATACTTACGCCAAACATAAGCAAATTGAGTGGCTTAGAATGCACCACTATTCGTTTGTGAGGGAAAATATAGAACGTAAACTGAGAAACTCATCGTCATCGTCTGCATTCGATGGGCAATATGACATTTGGAAACGTTTTGATGAGACTGGCGAAATGATACATTTCAAAGATTATAAGACAATTGACGTGGCAAACCATTTTGATTTGTAAATATATTGCAAATATTAATTTAAAAATAAAAGTAAATTTGTAAAAATGGAACTTACTCAAATATCAGACAATTATTTCATGTTTTCGGCCAAAGCGCCTGCGGATTTATCTGTTTTTAATCAAACCGATGACACTGCAAACAAAATTGTGCGCTATGGCAAAGACAATAACTTTCCGCAGGAACTAATCAAAGCAGTCCAATCGTCTCCAATTGCAAATGCTTGTGTTGAAACACACGCAAAATTTTTGTATGGCGATGGATTATATTTTGAAACTCCCACTGGAGAGGAAACAGATTTCTCTAAAAGGTTAAAAGAAATTTTCAACGAGTCAGTTTACCAGAGAATCTGTTATGACATGGCTTATTTTGAATCTTTAGGCTTAATCATGAAATGGGATTTGAATGGCTATTTAAAAAGTGTTAAGTCGCAGGATTTTTCGACCATTCGTTTAGGTATTCCAAACAAAGATTTTGAAATAACATTCGCAAAGTTGTCAAGTAACTGGCAACAAGAAACAAAAGACAGAAGATATAAAGCCGTTCCGATTGACTTATATAATGACATCGAAACAAAGGCTAAAATTTCAAATTTCAGTGAGCAATCTTTATACGAAGATTTCAGTAAATGGAATGGAACGTTAAAGTATATTCGCAGATATAAGCCTGGCCAAGTGTATTATTCGCAGCCAAAATATGCGTCTGCTTTGAAATGGATTTATGCGGATGGCCAGATTCAAAATTTCCATGCTAACAACGTTGACAATTCGTTTGCGCCTGCATTTATAGTTTATGTGCCATACAAATTGACTGGCGAGGACGAGAATGGTAAGGACATGAAAGAATCGTTGAGAGAATACATTGCAGACAGATTAACTGGCGCAGACAATGGAGGCAAATTTGCTATTTTAGATGGCTCATCAAAAGAGGGGTCAATCCAAATTATTCCATTTAGCCAAAGCACATCACATGAAATGTATATTACACTTTCTAATTTAATCAGAGACCACATTGCAACTGCATTTCAAGTTCCATCAATATTGGCAGGCATTCAAGTTTCTGGCAAATTAGGAACTGCAAAAGAAATAGCAGATTCGTCAATATATTACCAGAACGCAGTCATTAAACATGACCAAAATTTATTAATGTACGAAATGAACGCATTGGCTAAATTAATGGACGGCTATGATGGCACAACTATTAGTGTAAGCAACTCAATTCCATTGGCATTTGTTGCGGAATCATTTGCAAGCGCATTCACAGAAGAGGAAATCAGAGAGGCGTTTGGTTATGGCGCTAAAGAAGTCAAATTGAATACTGCGGCAAACAATATAATTGATAATATAAACGCATTGTCGCCATTGGTTGCCAATAAAGTATTGGAGTCAATGTCTGAGGCAGAGATAAGAAGTTTAGCGGGATTGATTGGTGCGAAGCCAACGTCTTCGCCAGTTGTTACACCTATTAATCCAGTAAAATAATGGCTTGTTGCAGTTGTCAATTCATAACACAAACAGATTTTTATGGCATTGTGCCGCTTTCAAGAAACGTTGAGAGCGAAGACATTGAAATTGCTATTAAAAATACACAGATTACATATATTAATCAATTGCTTTGTCAAGATTTATTCGATGAGTTGTGTGAGCAGATTGACACAAATACTTTGACTATCGCAAATGAGGAATTAATGTGCTATTTAAGAAAAGTGCATGTTTGCTATGCGTTTGGAGACTTAATGTTTTTCCATCCAGTGCAAGTTACAAAGGAAAGCGTTGTGCGAAAGGTTACAGATGAGAGCGAATTTATTGATTTTGACACCAACGAAAAGCAAGCAAATTATTGGAGACAGATTGGCAAAAACTATGCGAGAGAAATGTTTGAATGGCTAAAGCTAAACGAAAATTTGAATCCATTATACGACCAAACATCGTGCAATAACTGCGATGAGACTAAGAATTTAGAAAACTGGGGCATATCATAATGTTTGATTGTAACGATATAATTGACACGCAATGGTAGTTATTGAAGCAAACATTGACACGAAAGTTGTTTTGTTTATTGACGAAACTGAGGTTGTTTATGATTATTATTTATTTGTTTTTAACAGAGGTTGCCAGAGTTACAGAAATGTTTATACATCTGTTCAATGTGGCTTTTTTACGTTTATTTTAAATGAGAACATTCCAGAGGGAATTTTCAACATGGAGGTTTATGGCCAAAATGATTATTCTAATTTAAACCCAGAGAATGCCGAGTTTGTTTATGAAGACATTTGCAGAGTAACTGGCAACGGCAATGGCAGTGCTTTTATTATTACAGAAGATTCAACGTATTTAGTAACATGAGAAATTGGTTGGTTAAAAGTTTAGATGTTATTTTAATTTATTTAGTTACCTATTTTGCTCCGACATTCTCTGTCATGATGGGTATTAGCTTTCTGGTGCTAATTGATTTTATCACTGGCATGGTTGCCGCTCATAAAAGAGGCGAAGCCATTACAAGCCGTAAAATGAGGCCAACCATTACCAAAGGAATGGGATACATGTTTGCAATCTTAGCAGGACATATTTTTCAAAGACATTTTTTGCCAACTATTGAGGTCATGAAGATTGTTTCTGGCCTAATTGCGTTCATAGAGTTAAAGTCTTTGGACGAAAACCTAAAAGACATGACTGGCAAAAGTCTATTCAAGCAATTTTTCAAAGAGGGTAAATAATGAATTTAGCAAAACTGAAAGGGCACGTGCCAGATTCGGTTATTGCTCAGATTCCATTTATTCAAAGTAATTACAAAGTAAATACATTGCTAAGGCTTTCGCATTTTTTGGCTCAGTGTGGCCATGAGTCGGCCAATTTCAGAGCAGTCAAAGAAAATTTAAACTATTCGGCTGAGGGATTAAATAAAACATTTAAAAAATACTTTCCGACTTTAGAGTCTGCCAAAGATTATGCAAGGCAACCAGAGCGAATTGCGTCAAAGGTTTACGCCAATAGAATGGGCAATGGAAATGAAGCGTCAAAAGATGGGTTTAAATATTTAGGCAGAGGATTTATTCAGCTAACTGGCAAGGCTAATTATTTAGAGTTTGATAAAAGCGTTCCCGAAGATATAATGGCTAATCCAGAATTGGTCGCAAGCAAATATCCATTGGCATCGGCCGCATGGTTCTGGAATAAAAATGGATTGAATGAAATTGCAGACAAAGGCGCAACCGATGCCGTTGTCAAATCAATCACTAAGCGTGTTAATGGCGGCACAATTGGTCTCGAAGATAGGATTCAGCATTTCAATGAGTTCTATTCGTTACTTGGCTAATTTGTTGTTATTAAAATAATTGCTAATTTGCACAAAATTAGAACCTAAAGACATGAAATACGAAAAATTTATTGTTGCTAACCTCGATTCATTCGAGCAACTTGGCAGAAACAAAACGCATTTTGCGCAATTATTAAAGGAAAGCTATCCAAAAGAACTTGGCACAACTGGTCTGGAGGGAATAAGGGCGGGAGTGAAAGCATTTTTCAGAGATAATCCACTCCCAAACATTGAGCAACCAATTGAAAAGGTTAAAGACATTAGCGTTGTCATTCAAGAAGACCGCAAAAACAAAGCATTGGCGGCTCAATTAAATGACGTTAAAAAGAAAAACGAATATTTGCTGAATAAATTAGAGGCAACCGAGCAGGCTTATGATGACTTGTTAGCTATCAAAGAAAAGAGCGACACTCTGGAAATCAAATTTGAAAAATCGAGTGGCTCAAAAAACATGGGAACGCCAATTATTTCATTGTCGGACTGGCATATTGAAGAGAATGTGAGACGTGGGCAAGTAAATGGATTCAATGAATACAATTTGAAGATTGCAGAGAAACGCTCGATTGCTATATTCCAGAACATTGTCAAGTTAATAGACAAAGAGAGCAAAGACGTTCACATTAAAGACGTTGTTGTTTGGTTGGGTGGCGATTTTATATCTGGCTACATTCATGACGAATTGGTTGAGTCAAATAACCTTTCGCCATTGCAGGCAATCCGAATGGCAAAGCAATTAATCATGAATGGATTTGAGTTTTTATTAAAAAATACCAAAGTCAATTTTATCATACCATGTTCGGTTGGTAATCATGGCAGGAATACAAAGAAAATGCACATTTCAACGAGTTCGGCAACCAATTACGAGTTCATGATGTATTCGGATTTAAAAGACTTATTCAGAAACGAGAAGCGAATGACATTTCACATGCCAGAGTCAGACGATTGTTACGTCAAAGTTCTGGGCAAAACGATTAGATTCTTTCATGGCGAGGCGGTCAAATATGGGGGCGGCATTGGCGGGTTGACGATTCCTTTGATTAAATATTTGTTAAGAAAAGATGAGCAAAGAAAAGCAGATTTCACATGTTTAGGCCATTTCCATCAATTATTCTATCCGACAACAAGCTGCTGCGTCAATGGGTCATTAATTGGCTTGTCTCCTTATGGACACAAGGCGGGATTTAAGCCAGAAAAGCCTGCGCAAGCGTTTACATTATTAGACGAAAAGAGAGGTATTTCAGTTAAAATTCCGATATTTGCAGAATGAGGGACAAACCAGAGAAACCAGAGAATCCAATTGAAGAGGAAATCGAAGACATGGCAGACGAGGACATCTATAAGGAATTATATTTCTTAAAAGAGTTTTTGTGGGAGGTAGAAGAGAATACATTGCTATATTTCCCGAACAAAAAGGTTGAATGGCAAACAGAGTTAATTAAATTAATAGACCAGAGATTGAAGTGGTTGAATTTTGAAGATGAGCAAGAATAAAATTTTAGAAAGCATAGAAAAAGAGATTAGTCAATTAGAGGAAATAATAAAAAAAAGAAAAAAGAAATATAATGAGATTAAGCATACTAATATTGGCAATAATTTTGAGCAGTTGTGGAGTCAAGAAACAAGCGACAAGCGTTGAGACCGAGACAAAGAGCGAGATTAAGATTGAGACGCAAACAAAGGTCTCAGAGGTTGTCAATGATTCGTCTGTTGTTGTTATATTGGAGACTATTGACTTTGAAGTTCACATCGATACGATGGGGCAAATTCAGTCTGCGCCAAAGAAGTTAACCAGACAGATTATTCACAAGCGCAAATTAGCCGTTGTGAGACACGAAGAGGTTAAGACGAAACAATTAGCAGTTGAGCAAAAAAAAGTCGAGCAGAAGTCAAAGGAAGTAGTTAAGCAGAGTGGGACATGGTCTCTCTGGTTATTCGGTTTAATTATATTAGTGGCCATCGTGTTGTATATAATGTCAAAAATAAGGGTTTTTTAGTTTAGGTTCATAGTTTGGAGAGGCCACGCAGAAATGTGTGGCTTTTTTTTTGCCCTAAAATGTGGCTTTAAATAGTTAAAATCGCAGATTGTCTAAAAAAGATTAAAAAAAAATAAAAATTCTTTTGTTTTTTAAATAGTTAAAACGATATTTGAATGTCGATTTAAACCAACGACACCAAAACTATGAAACAAGCTATTGGATTTGCAAACAAATTTTACACACTTTGGAGTATTGATAGACAACCAATTTATACAACTGATTGTAATGGTACGCATTGGCTTACTGGTTATAACACACACTTTACTTACCATAAAAATATTTCCTTTGATTTAGAAAAGGCCAAAACTTTACATCCAAATTTAGAAGTGCAAGAAGATTTGAGAGGGAAAACAAGTTCATGGACAAGTGAAAACAAAGAAGATTTGTGCCCTCAAATTATGAAATTTGGAAAATACATTGGTTTTGATATTAATGATTTATTAGAAAAAGATTTTCAATACTTAGTTTGGATTTGCGAAAATAAAGGCTATACAAGTAACGGCGAATATGCTAAAAATTTGCCTAAAGTGCAGGAGCATTTTAAAGCGATTGAAGATGCAAGTAATAAATTAATTAATGACCGAAACGATGCTTTTAAATCGATATTAAATGCGGGTTGTTTTGAATTTGTTGCTGAAAGCAATTTGAGAATAAATGATGGTTTTGCTTATATCGTTTTTAATAAAGGCGATTTTTGGATTACTTTTAAGTTTGAGCAAGAAACATTTTCTTTAAATAGATATAATGGTTTTGCTTACGGCTTACCAATAGTAAATGGCAAGGCAAAAAAAATAAAAGGCAAAAACATTAAACTTGAATTGATAGAGGACAAAACAGAATCTTATCAAGTTATTGTAAAAAATATTGAAATAATAAATTAAACCAAAAGGGGCGCAGCATCCATAACTGCAAAATTTAAAACAAAAAAATATGAATAAGCTAAAAACAAAAAACAAACATTTATCGATTGCAGAAATAGACGAAGCCTTGTTGGGTTTCGCAGCATTGATTCTTTTTTTCGGTTCTTTTATGGGATTTTTATTTTACTATTTAGGACGATGAGCGAAATCAAACAAGCGAAAACATTGGCAAGTTTGCCAGTGAATTCAGAGTGCGAAATCATTGACGTTGTTGAGAGTGATTCGTCATACATTATTGGTGGCTATTATACCAAAGACGAAGATGAGGATAAAAGCTATCTGGTAATCACAGAAAACGAATTGGATAAATATTTGGCAGAACATTACATGCTTGAAGAAATAAACACCAACAGACGAACTGGCAAATATATTATTATGACAGATGGCGAGGGAGAGAATGCGACATTCATTCCATTAGACCAATTCATTGACGAAAACAAATACGAATTTTTTTATAATTTAATTAAGGAAAAAAGTGGTAAATTTTAGACTAAAAGGGAAAATTGAAGCCAAAGAAAATGGAGTCGATTACATGATTAAGCAATTTGGCAACGAAGTTATGGTCTATGCTTTTGAGGGCAAAGAACTTTGCGTGGAAAGTAATTTTATTGAGTTGCGAGAGGCCATGAAATATGTCAGAGAGCATGCAAGAAAAAAAGCAGGAGACATTTCGAGAACTTACAACCAGACAATCATTGGCAAAATGAAACTGGGCGAAAACTATTCGGTAAAGGAAAACGAAATAAAAAATCAACGCTCTCTGGTATCTTATTACAGAAAAACAAGGAATAGAGACTTTGAATTTGAGGTCTATTATGACAATGGTAAAAACTTTAAAATCACACGCATAAAATGATAGCAACTAACATTGACGCATTTGCGCAAGTATTAAGCAAACAAGGTTTTGTATTAATAGAACGAATCGAAGAGCCATTCATGGCGCATTTTATTAAAGATGAGTTCGAAATTAAATTAAACTGGGAGACATTCACAATGCCGAATTGTTATGCTCCGCTTTATTACCCAGACTCGCCAGACCAAGCAATGACACTGCTCGCATGTCATGGCATTATCAAACTGCCAATCAATTACAAAAGCGATGCGGACAAATTGCATCTTATTGAAAAATGTGGCTCATTAGTTAACCAAACTTTAATCAATCAAATAATCAAATCATGAAACTTATTCATACCTATCCACACAGACAAGAAGAGGACGGCTGTCCAAAGACAGAAGTCATTTTCGTACAATCCACAACTGGCATTAGACCAGAGGACGCAAATATCAGTTTAGAACGTTGGGGCAAACACATTCGGGCGCAACTGGGAATGACTGAGAAAAAAGTCATTAAATTAGAACTGCGAGACAATTACGAATTGTTTAAAAATATTCGTTAAAAAATTTGATTAAATACTTTAAATGTTTAAATTTACAAATCACTAAAAAACCTAAAAAAATGACAGAACTTATCAAAATTCAATCGGAATTAAAAGCACCGAAAAATCAGTTTAATGCTTTTGGCAAATACAAGTATCGCAATTGCGAGGATATACTTGAAGCGTTGAAACCTTACCTTTTAAAATATGGTTGCATGTTAACCATTTCAGACCAAATCAAAGAGGCAGGCGGCTTAATTTATTGCGAGTCAAGCGTGCAATTAACTTTGCCAAATGGAATCGTTGTAACGACAACTGGATGCGCAGGCATTGACCCAAACCGCAAGGGCATGGACATTTCGCAGTCGTTTGGTTCGTCATCGAGTTACGCTCGAAAATTTGCGCTCGGGGGTATGTTTGCTCTGGACGATACAAAAGATAGTGATACAACAAACACACATGGCAAAGCGCCAGAAACAAAGCCTAAAAAAATTGCATTGGTTAAAGGTTCGGCAGCATGGAAACAGATTGTCGAAAAATTGGCTAAAAACGAAATCACAATTTCAGACGTTGAAGCTAAATGCGACATCACAGAAGAGCAAAGAGAAATGTTAATGGATGAGGCTATATGAGACCATTCAAAATAAGATGCTCACAGATTTCCAAAATCATGGGCAAAGCAAAAAAGGAGGGCGAGTTGTCTGCGACATGCAAAACTTATTTGCATGAATGGTATGCGGATGACCATGAGGAAATTCATTCTAAGTACACTGAAAAGGGCAAGGCCGTTGAGGCAGAAGCCATCCAGTTTATGGCCGAGCAACTTGGCTTTCCTTTTGCTGAAAAAAACATCGACATATTTTCTGACGAATATATTATCGGAGAGCCAGACGTTTTGCCAACAGAAGACATTTGCGTGGACATAAAATGCCCATTTAATCGCAAAACATTTCTTGACAATGTATCTGGAATCAATGAAGACTATGTTTGGCAGGGTCGTGGTTACTTACAAATTACTGGGCGCAAGCAATTTATTCTATTCTATGCGCTTATGAACACGCCAGAGGATGTTAACTATGGCAAGGCCGTAAGTTATGACCATTTGCCTGCAAACCAACGTTGGCTCGCCTATACAATAGAGCATTCAGACGAAATTATTGAGCAGATTTATGCTAAGGTCATCCAGTGCAGAGAATATCTGGCACAATATCACGAACAAGTAACTAAAACAATTGGTAAAATAAACTAAAAATCATGGACGATAAAGACAAGTTAATTGAAATTTTAAAAGCAACCATTGAAGATTATAGAAAATTGGTTGTAAAGTATAAAGAGTCTGAGGAAATTAGGGATAGATTAATTGAGAACCAAAAAAAGCAAATAGCTAATCAATTAGAAATGATAAATTTATTATCCGATGCAATTAGATAAAATCAATATCAAAATTCGAAACAGACGAATTGAACTCGGCTATAATTCAGCCGAGCAATTCGCTTTCGAGAACAAATTAAATCGCAGCACTTACCAGAGAGTTGAGCAAGGTAAAAACATGACTATTGGCACACTGGTTAAGGTTGCGCAGGCTTTAAAAATAGATATAAAAGAATTGTTATGAAAAAATCAATTGAATTTTTTGCAGAATTATTATGGTTTATTTCGGTTTTGGCATTTGTATTTATCATTGTGCCAATTATTGCAGGTATTATTATTAGTTTAATAGCATGAAAGCCAAATATATCGGTAAAGTTGAAGACGGCCGTCTAAGGATTTTAAACAAAAGCATGTTTGATGCTCACATTGAATCGTTAAACGGCAAAGAGGTTTCAATCATATTAGATAAGAACACCAAAAAGCGTTCAAACAATCAAAATTCGTATTATCATGGCGTTGTTTTGCCTATTGTTAAGGCGGGATTGATTGACGCAGGCTTTGAGAACTATCGAAACAATGAGCAAGTTCACGACTTGTTAAAGTTTAGATTCCTAAAGACTAACGAATCCAATACAGATGGCGAGTTTATAGAGCGAATCAAAAGCACCAGTGAACTTTCGACCAGTCAATTTATGGATTTTATTGCAGAGGTGCAGCAGTGGGCAACCGAATTTTTAAACGTTTACATCCCAGAACCAAACGAAAACTTAGAACTAAATTTATGATAGCACTATTTGAGGAGTTAACCTATCAAATTACAGACAATGAGAAGCGATGCGCCAAATTCATTGAGGCAGTATTAAGAAAAACAAATAAATTTTACACTAATAAGCAATTAAGGAAACTAATCTTTGAGCGCTCTGGTAATGACACCGAGTTTGATTTGGCCGACTCCAGAATTCGAGTCATAATGAATTATTTGAGACGCACAACCGCTCCGAACATTATCGCATCGTCTAACGGCTACAAAATAACCGAAGACATTGACGAACTCAACAAATATTTAGAGTCATTATATGACCGCATTGACGCAATTAAAGTAATAGCAGACCAAACATCCTTTTATGTTAAGCAATATGGAGCGCAACGCTAAGATAATTGAGTTTTTGATTGCTGAGAATAATAGCGTCAAAATAACTGCGGCCAAATTTAAGGTGCAAAGGTCGTTTGTTATTCGTTTGACTGCGTACTATTATGGCATGGGCAACAAGGCGCTTGTCTCAGTTAAATACGATGACGTTGACCAATCAGTTTATTTAAAAAAATACGAGGCCAGAAACCTTGTTATTTGTAATTTGTAAAATTTATAATATATTTGAGCATGAAAATAGACATTTCCAAATTGATTAGCTTTAGCGAGTATGCTAAAAAGAATAATAAAACAACTCAGTGGACATATCACATGGCTAAGACTGGTAAAGTAAAAGTTTTAAAAATATCGGGCATTAATTTCGTTTTAATGGAATAAATATCGATATTTGAGTTCAATATAATTTCATTTGAAGTCGAGAGCAAGTGAAATTATTTAAAGGTTATTCACAACTAACCTTAGCCCACCATTCTCGACTGGTGGGTTTTTTTTTTACATCTATGAAGTATTTTTTACACGATTCAAACTCCTTTAATGACGAAAAGGTAACAGAACTATTCATGGCTTTTGGCTATGAGGGTCTCGGCTTGTTTTATACTGCATTAGAAAAGTTCGCCCAACAAGAAAAACCAATCAAAACTGCGGTGCTAAAAAAGCAATTAAACATCGGTAAAAAGTTGGACAAATGTTGGTCGTTTATGGAAAGTATTGGACTAATATCGTCAAACAATGGCGAAAGTTTCAACAAACAATTGCTAAAGTTTAGTGAAAACTATAAGATAAAAAAAGAAAAAAGCGCAGAACGTTTGAAACATTGGCGTGAAAATCAGCATGTTGCAGAAAATGAAACGCATTTCGAACACGTACGAAACGCATCTAAAGTAAAGATAAGTAAAGTAAATAGAAGTAAAGTAAAAGAGTATAGCAATTCTAACGAATTGACGCCCACTAAAAAACATTCATTTGAAAACTCTATTTATTTTGAAAAAAAAATATTTAAAGAGGCGTTCCCAGATTGGGAACGAGAAAAACTCGCTAAGTATTATGAAAGCGCTTTGCTATATTCGCAGTCCAAAGGAGTTAAATATCTAAACTGGGCGGCAGCCATCAAAAATTGGGAAAAAAGAGACAATCAAACTATAAAAAATGGAAAATCAGAATTTGAAAAGAACAGAAATGCAGTCGAGCAACGCATTAGACAAGCAGACGAGTACATCGCCGAAGTTGTATTCGGGAAACATCAAAGAATTGATAACGAGCAGTCCGACTCCATTGGCATCGATTAGAAAAGAGCAGGGCGATGGCTTTGTCTCAAAGGTAATTGAACGCACAATCGATGGATTAATCGTTTCTTTGAACGTTTCTAAGAACATGAGCGAAAGCCAGATTGCTGAGGCAGCGCAAATGGTTTATTCTGAATATTACTATTGGTCGGTGCAGCACATTGTCATGGCGTTTAACAACTTTAAAATGGGCAAATATCCAGAAATTGAGTTGTTTCATTCCTTTGACATTACCACTATTTTTAAAATTTTGCATAGATTTGAAAACGATTTAAAAAAGGCAAAGGAGCAAGTTGAGTCAGAGGCCATTCAAGAAAAATATAAGAAGTGGGAGCAAAGCTATCTGGATAATAAGCCATCGGACGAAATAATTGAGCAAGTTAAGGCAATAACTACAAAAATAATTGAGAAAAAAGAATATAAGAAAGCACCAGAGCCAAAAGAATGGTCGAGAACACGTGAATTGCTTGCTGAGTTTGACGAACTATGGCGAAGTGAGCCAAGTAGTGGTGCGGTGCGAGTTATTAGCGTAGAGGGGCGCAAATTGACTCAGTCTGAATATTTAGTTTATAGAGTAAACAAAGAAAATGGCGAATCCTAAATATTACGAATTGATTTGTCAGATGGGGCATGTGATTAAGCATATTAAAATTATGGCCACTCACGATGACTGGGAGCAATACGATAGGCGAATCAAACGAGAGTTGTTTGGCAAGGGCAAAGAGACTCCATTTAAAATTTTAAATAGCAAAATAATTAACCAAAATTTAGGACTATGAGTATAATTTTTATAATTTTAGCAGCAATGTGCAACGCTTTGATGGACACATTGTCAACGAGATACGATGTTTCCATATTTAGAAACTTTAAAAACCAACAATTCTGGGATTGGCGAATCAGTTGGAAAAACAAATGGAAACATGGAGACATTCGCAACGGCGAAAGTTTCTTTTTATCGAGCACTATGCTTTCGGCTTTGACAGATGGATGGCATTTGGCTAAAGGATTAATGCTCGGCTTTATATCTTTGGCCGTTGTCATGTACGTTCCAATGTACGGCATTCTGGACGCTTGCATCTTTTGCATTGTCTGGGGAATTACATTTGAGTTTAGTTACAACAAACTATTTAAAGCATGAGCGACATCAATCCAGACTATTATAAAAAAGGCGATAAGCAAGTATTTGAAATGATGCTTGATATCTGGGGCGTTGAGAAATACATTGCATTTTGTGAAATGAACGCCTTTAAATACAGAATGAGACTTGGCGACAAACCAGACCAACCAGTTGAAAGGGATTTGGCCAAAGCTAAATGGTACGAAACAATGGCTAAGAAGCTGAGAGCAGAGAACAAAAAAGAGAATCCAATCACTGACAGACTTGGAGCATTTGATTTTTAAACTAAAACTAAATATAAAACTATGATACCAGAAGACGAAACAAAATACACTGGAGTTACTTTTGCAGTAACGGCATTAAAAGATTATATTCCAAAAGGGAATGAATCAAAAGTTGAAATGATACTTGAAGTTGCCAAAGAAATGGAACTCGATTTAATTAAAGAGGCATTTTTTGCAGGCACAACCACAACTTGGGAAAACTCATATTTTAAAATAAAACAAAAGGCCAGTGGAATTAAAACACCAGAACAAAAAGCAATTGAATTGGTTGGCGATTTGGTTGGGTATGCTCAACACATTGATTTAAATTTAGCTAAACAACTTGCACTGGAATCAGTTAAGCAAATAGAGCAGGTGGCTAAAGAAGTTGCAGACGATAAATTATTTGAATCAGTTGCAGTATATTGGATAAAAGTTAAACAAGAAATAGAAAAGTTATGACAAAAGCAATATTAAATTTGTTTAAACCTCAACAAAAGGAAACATTTAAAATTCCAGAATATGATAATGCCGAATGGGTATTTCAATTTAATGAAGATGAGCCAGTTTTATTGGCAATACCACAAAAAGGCACAAAAAATTTAACCATTCATATTAGCAATAAAAAACATTCTAATATTATTTTTAAAGATGCCAAAGGGAATGAATTTAAAATATTTGCAAGGGAGCGAATAGACAATTTCACAATTGGCGAAAAAACTATTTAACAAATTGCATAAGTGAATTTAACAAAAGCCAATAAGCATAAATATTGCAAAGGATATAAAGTCCAGTTTTTTAACGATTTAACTGGACAAAGTGCATGAAACTTTACTAAAAAAACATGCAAACATTTAACAAGGCTTAAAATAACATTTAACATTTGTGGCTCAAAAGTGAGCCGCATTTATACGAATTAATACGAATAATGAGCCACAAACAACAATGCAAAAGCACATCAAAGTTTATTTTAACCATTACGGCTTAGACGAGCATTCGTTTATTGCCTGCGAAGTATGCAAAGCTAAAGCAGTGGACATCCATCACATTGTGTTTAGGTCTAAGTTCGGCAAGAAGATTAAAGACCAACAAGACGCAATTGAAAACTTAATTGCACTATGCAGAGAATGCCACAACAAAGCACACGACAACAAACTGACAAAAGAATGGCTATTGGAATTGCATACATCAAACCTTTAAGCGTAAACAAAGCATGGCAAGGCAAACGATTTAAGTCTCCAGAGTATAAAAGCTATGAGAAACAAATGCTTTTGACACTAAAGCCAATGCAACTGCCAGAGCCGCCATATCAAATAGACTTTGAGTTTGGATTCAGCAACAAAGCATCGGACATAGACAATCCCATGAAACCATTTTTGGATATATTGCAAAAAAAGTATAATTTTGATGACGCAAACGTTTATAAAATAGTGATAGTCAAAACAATAGTTGCCAAAGGGAGCGAGTTTATAAAGTTTGAAATAAAAACACTAAGTTAAACGGCTGAATTTAAGTAAATTATAGCATTCAATTTTCACATTACTTGTCATGAACATAAAAATAAGCGATAAAGAGTTTTTAGCAATACTGAGAGAGAACGCAGGACTATTTTCGAGGACTGCAAAGGCTATTGAAAAGCAATTTAAAATTGATTACACAAGGCAAGCGGTCAGAGACAGAGCATTGAAATTCCCAGAGGAGTTAATTGACATCCGAGAGCAAAACATTGATGTGGCCGAAGATGGATTGTTTAGTCTTATGAAGTCAGACAATGACAACGTAAAGATGCGAGCAATCGAATTATACTTGAAAACCATTGGCAAAGCCAGAGGATATGTCGAAAAGGTCGAGCAACAAATCACTGGGGGCATGGACAATACATTGGAAATAAAGATTGTCAAAACTGAGTTTCCTATAAGGTCAACCGAGAACGATGTTTGAGACAACTGAGTTATTTGAAGCCAATATAACGGCAGAGACTAAAATCATTGTCAATCAAGGCGGGACATGGTCTGGCAAAACTTATTCAATATTGCAGGCGCTTGCCTATTTTGCATTGACAGACCCAAACTCACTAATCACAATCGTTGGGCAAGACATTCCAAATCTTAAAGCGGGAGCGCTTAGAGACTTTCAAAACATCATTTCAGACAATCCAATTGTTGACGCTCAGATTAGCGACTATAATAAATCCGATAGAATTTACAAGTTCGTTAATGGGTCAATGATTGAGTTTAAATCCTATGACAATTCGCAGGATGCTAAGTCTGGAAAGCGAGATTATTTGTTTTTAAATGAGGCAAATGGTATTGACAGACAGATTGCAAAGCAACTATTGCTAAGAACAAAGAAAAAAGCATTTATCGACTTTAACCCAGACGCTGAATTTTGGGTGCATGAAGACTATTTGAATAATCCGACCGCAAAGTTTATTTATTCCGACCACAGAAACAATCCTTTTGTGCCAAATGAGAATAGAGCCGAAATTGAGGCGCTTAAAGACATCGACATTGAATTGTGGAAAGTCTATGCAAGGGGAATCACTGGGCGCATTGAGGGTCTTATTTATCGCAATTGGACTATTGGAAATTCATTCCCAGAGGTTGACTATGTTTACGGCTTAGACTTTGGATATAACCATCCCACGACACTGGTTAAATGTGGATGGGACGAAAACAAATTCTATTTAGAAGAGGTCATCTATGAAAGCGGATTGACAACGGCCGATTTAATCGAGAAAATGCAGAAACTAAACATTGGCCAAAAGGAAATATTTGCAGATGCTGCGAGACCAGATACAATCGAGGAACTTTATCGGGCGGGATTTAACGTCTTTAGTGCAGATAAATCGGTCAAAGATGGAATTAACACACTAAAGGCAAAGCCAATTATATTGGTTGATTCTCCGAATGGAGTTAAAGAGTTCAAAACCTATAAATGGAAAACAGATAAGAACGGCAAAGCAATTGACGAGCCAGTCAAGTTCAATGATGACTTTTGCGATGCTGCCAGATACGGCATATTTAATGGCACAAAATCCCACACGAAAAAAATATCATGGTTTTAGTTAACATCGACAAAGAATACCAATTCCCAACTCAGTTGGACGAAATCACATTGAGACATTTCATTGACTTGCAAAACTTATTGCATGAGGAAAAATACAACGAAGCGGTTATGCTTATATCTGGAATCACTCCAGACATTTACGATAAAATCAGTTTAGAGGGAAAATTGGAGTTAACTGGATTGGCTCAGATGTTAGTCAATGGCGAAATTCTTATGGTTGGCGAGCGATTAGATTTATACGAAATCATGGCTTGCCCGATTGGTCAATTCGAAGATTGGAAAGCAACGATTGCAGAGTTCAAAGAATGCGAATGGAAAGCATTGCCATTTTTATGCTTATTGGAGACTGGCGAATATAACTACGACACCAGAACAAACAAACGATATTTGGAATATCTAAACTTGCCCGCATCTGTTGCACTTTTTTACCAAAACAAAGTGAATGAGCAATTTGCAGATGTTCACAATAAATTCTTACCTTTGTTTGAGAGCGAGTTAGAGGATATTCAATTAGAAGCAGGCGTTCAAAGTTTAAGTCAGTTTGGCGGTTATGGCACATTGGTGCAATTGGCCGATGGGATTTACAAAGACATTGAAGCAGTAAGCAAAACGAGCGTTGCGGAAGCATACACATTTTTAACTTACAAGAAGATTGAAAGAATATATTTGCAGAACTTAGAAAAATTGAGACGTGAACAAATTAATCGAAATATTCAAGACTAAAGCCGAGCAGACATACACGTTCGGCAATGGAACGTTTAATGAATTGAACGCCCAGTCGAATATAAAATATCCGCTAATCTGGATGCTATTCCCTTTGAGTGTAACAAACAACTCGACAAATAACATTATTGTGTCGCAGACTTATTCGTTTAACTTACAATTTATCACATCGGGGTCGCTTACAGATAAGCAATCCCAAATGAATAACCATTTTGACCAATTAAATAAAATCATGGTTGGATATATTCAGTCAATGCAAATAGAAAACGAAGATTTGGAGAGGGATGTAATGACATTTGGGCAAGCAACAATGATTAACAAAAAGCAGGACAATGTTCATTATGGTTGGTCGGTTGCGGTATCGGTAACATTGCCAATTGATTCAAGTTTATGTTGTGATTTATTCGCATGATAGATTTAACGAACACACTGGCTGAATTTAACAAGCTGAATGAGGCGCTTGTAACTGCATTAAACAAGGCGGGGACATTGGCTGACTCGCATGAAGTTGTTTTGACAACAGAAAACACCAGAAGTCAAGTTGCTATCATGGCAAATGATTATTGGTTTTGGCAGAATAAAGGCAGAGGAATCACAAAGGAGGGAAACTATCCTGCATTGGTTAGGCCAAAGATTGACGAGTGGGTTAACAAGTTGCCAGATTGGTATGCGCCAGATAAAAAAGACGGCTCAAAAGGCAAGAAATTAACAAAGGCAGAGCAAGCGTTTTTGGTTACGAGGAAAATACATAAAGAGGGATACAAGGGGAATTTTTACGTTGACAATACAATCCCAAATTTTGAAGACGCAATAAACAAAGCAGTTTTAGAGGACATACAAAACTATTTTAATAATGAGTTTAACAATTGAAGTTCAGCCGTCAATAAATACGGCCGTTTATAATCCAGTGCGTTTCGAGTTTAACTCGGACGTTACGTCTGACTATACAATCGGAGCAGAAACTGAGGGGGGTGATGGCTTTGTAAACAACAATGGCTATGTGCAAATTGATTTAAGTGCACCACATGGTTTATTAGTTGGCGATTTCATTAAGATTTCACAAAATTCGGGCGTTGAGGCATACAATGGCGTTTGGCTTGTTACGTCTGTCGTTGGCGATAGCTTTACAATCAATGCTCCTTATGTTAGTGCAGGCGATGGAAATAATATTTGGTATTATAAATATCTAAGAAACTACAATGCAGTGATTCGAGTATTTGGATTTAACTATTGCGACAATGGTTTTGAGGAAATTGCAAAAATTACTTTAAAGCCAACGTTTGTTTTGGGTTATTGCTATTTCATTATTGATATTGCAGACATCTTAAAGGATTACAACTCTGAGTGCAACGTGGTTACAGATGTAATTTCTGGCGATTTGTTTCCTTTAGTGAGTCCGCCAATTATCCAGAACAATTTAAAATCATATATTAGATATTACATTTCTTATGCTGAGGGATTCGACAATCCAGTTGGAAACGAGGCTCAGTATGAAGAGACAACACCAAACGATTTATAAGATATGCCAACTCAATATTATACATCAAACGCAGCGTTGCAATATAACGTAACAAATGATTTAACAGACTACATGTTAAACGACACTGGCGTAACTGGCAAGAAGTTTTTAACAGAAGCGCCATTGACTAAGGTAATGCCAGAGAATGAATTGTCTGCGCTTTATTTCCTTTGTAACGATGGCAACTTTATTGCATCTGCTCAATATACTTATTACGATGTTGACGGCGGGACATTAGCACAAACAAATAATCAATTATATCCAAGTTTAACACTTTATCACAATGCAATCCCAGTTAATTGGGTTGGTGCAGACCCTGCGGCGGTTAAAATGAGAGTGAGAATTGTGAGAACTGCGGGTGGCGTTTCAATTACTGAGGAGCGTTTTTATCTTAGAGACCAGAATCTTTATTGCAATGAGAAACAAGTCAACTGGCTTAACAAGTTAGGCGGATACGATAGTTTTATGTTTACTGCGGGTCAAGAAACAACCATCAATGTGAGACGTGAGAATCCAATTGAGTTTAGTATGGCGACAAATTATGAGTCTCCAAACAGAATCAATGGCTATCGCTCGCATTCGTCTGTTGAGTCGCTAAGTTTAGCAACCAGAGTTAACACCAAAGAAACGGCAAATTGGTTAAAAAGAGAATTGATTGACTCGATTGATGTTTACGTTGTTAACGATTTAACCTATGTGCCAGTGAATGTGAAAAATTCGTCTGTTGCTTACGATACATTTTCAAAAGATTTTATTGTGAAGTTTGAATTTGAGTATGCTTTCCCAATTAACATCCAAACACGATAGATGGAATATACTGAAATCATAATTGACGATTTATACCAATTGGAATTGGGCGACAAAGCCATTTTGATTCCGATGACTTATGAATTGATTGACATTAAAGATTTAAACAGACGTTCTGGTTCTAAGACGAAAACAATTACTATTCCCAGAACAAAACAAAACGACAAAATATTTGGGTTTGCCTTTAATATAAACGCTAAAAATGCGTTTGATAAATACACTCAGAGAAAAATCCGCATCCAAAAGAATAGTCAAGTATTATTTAATGGCCTTTGCGTACTTACAGAGGTAACAAATGAGACCATTTCGTTTTATGCGTTTGCTGAGTTAAGCAAATTAAAAGAGGTATTTGGAACAAGGTCTATAAATGACTTGAATTTGGATGACTTAGACCATACCTATGACGCAACAATCTTTGATACATGGAATGGGAGTTATCCTGCGGGCGTTCCTGCGGATTATTTTTATCCATTCATTGACTATGGACAATTTAATGGTCGAGCGCCTGCAAACAACCCAGAGACAACAGATGTTTTTGTAACAGACGTTTATCCTGCATTATATTTAAAGCGTGCAATTAATCAAATTTGCATTGACAATGGCTATACATTAAAGACAACTTTCTTTGATGACTATAATACAAGCAAATTATTGATTCCATTTAGCAACGAACAATTTATTCATTCGGATAAATATCTAATTAAAACAGATGGCTTTTCTGGGAATAGACCCGAATCGTCTCCTTATGCTTTGCCATCGAGTTTAATCCAATATACAATTCCAATTACGCAGGAAATTTATGACCCACTGAGTCAATTTGCCTCAGACGAGTTTACATCGGTAACAAATCAAAGTGTTGACGTTAATATTTCTGGTTTTTTAGATACGTTGGGAACTTATGGAGTTCCAAAAGTATTTGACATTAAACTCCAATACTATAATAGTGGGACGGCTACATGGTCAGACGTAATTGTTAAAGATTATGGACAGATTGCAAATGCAGTTCCTTTTCAAATTAAAACAAGCATTGCATTGTTTACTGGCGACAAGTTAAGATTTGTGGCAACCAGATATGCAATTAAATCGACTGGCAGTGAGGTTTTAATTTATCCAAATGTTTACACTATTTATCCAAAAGACGTTAAGTTAAATATTGCGCAAGGGGAAATTGTGCAAATGTCTCCAAATTTGCCAAACATAAAGCAGTCAGATTTATTTCAGTGGTGCTATAAAATGTTTAACTGGGTTATTGTTGTTGACGATAATAAAGGGCAAGTTCAAATAAGCACTTATGATTCATTTTATCAAAATGGCGGTCAAAAAGACTTTAGTCAAAAATTAAGTTTGACACCAAATGCAATAATTAATTACCAACCGACCAATTTTTCTCGCAAATATGATTTTAGATATAAGCATGACGAAAAGGACTATTGGTTAAGCAGATATGATTTAAAACAAACAACTGACCAACCATACAAATATGGGGACGGCCAATATTATTTAACACAACAAGGCGAGCCAACGTTAATTGGCGAGGTTGGATTCTCTCCGACTATTATTGAAAAGTCATGGAATGGCAATGACCCAGATTATATTTATTTGCCGACAATGCTTGACATTGCAGAGCCAACAATTTTAAACACTCAGCATGAGCCGAGAATTTTAATAAATGGCGGTCTAACAACTATTGATATTTTATCCGATGGATTATATTCTGTTTTAAATGTTGAGGGGTTTGGCGTTACTGCAAGCGTTCCATTATGCTATTTCCAGAAAAAAAAATATAATGAGGGTGGCATTGACGCATTTGAATTGAATCTGGCGTTTAATACACCAAATGAGGTTTTAAATATGCCTAAAAATTTAGTTGACACATATTACAAGTCAGCAATTGACTCGCTTTCGGTCTCTGCGCAAGTTACGGCGTATTTTAAATTGAGTAGTAAAGATATTACAGAACTTGACTTTTCAGAACTCTGGTATATTTCGTATTTTAGCGCAATTTTTAGGCTTAACAGAATCATTGACTATAATCCAAACTCATTAGGTTTAACAAAGGTTGAATTGATTAACGTTGGGGTATTAGACAGAGTTGAAGATGAGTTCGGAATAATAGAACCAGTTAAAGAGTTTACATATTTAGACACAGAAATTTTAGAAGACATAATAACCGAAAATAATAACGACATAATTATATAAAAAAATGGCAAAGAAAAAAATTAGCGAACTGCCTGCGGGCGGCGCTCTGAATGGAACTGAGTTAGTTCCTATCGTGCAAACTGGCACAACCAAAAGAATCACTGCGCAGGACATTGCAAATTTAGGAAATGCGTCTGGCGTTGAGGGGTCTGGAACGATTAACAGACTTGCAAAATTTACGGCAACGTCAACGATTGGAAACTCAATAATTTATGAAAATGCTACGGGTATTGGAATTGGGGGGAATCCAAACTATCTTAAATTTGAGGTAATAGGAGGCACAACTGCAAAAAGATTAGGAATTGGAACAAATGTTTATCTTACAAATAGTATGGATATTCTTGCTCTTTCGGATATTGGTGGAGATATTCCTTTAGGTATTTCGGGAGAAACAATCGGGTTTTATACTAATTCTGCAACCGAAAGAATGCGTATCACATCAGCAGGGTCAGTAGGTATAGGATGTACAGACCCAACAGGTAAATTAGAAATTAGAGGATTACAATCAGCATCAAAAAATTTACTTTTAAATTTATCTAAATTTGATTATGGAGCAACACAATTTTATCAAAACTATTCAAATACATTTTATAGTGGTGGTAAAAGTTTAGAAATAGAAGTTGAAGGTTTACCTTTATTACAATTAGCAGTTAATAACGCAGGTTCAGCAGGTAAGGTTATATTTCCAAATGGTAATGTTTTACTTGGCACAACCACAGATGTTGCATCTTCTAAATTAACAATAGACTCAACAACACAAGGAGTTTTAGTTCCGAGAATGACCGAAACGCAAATCAATAATATTAATTTGCCTGCAAATGGATTGTTAGTTTACAACACCGACCAAAAGCATATGTGTATGTATGATGGCTCAAATTGGAAAAAGTTTTCAATGAGTAATATGTAATTTTTGTATATTTGACACATGAACAATGAGGAAATATATGGCATTGTTAGTCAAGGACTAAACATTGCAAATCAAAAAGGATGTTTTGTGTTAGATGAGTCAGCAACGATTCAACAAGCATTATTACAACTAAAATCAATTTTAATTCCAACCGAAAAAATTGAGGTTGAAAAGGTAAAGTAATTTAACGGCGGTCGGGCAACTGGCCGCCATTTTAAACAAAGGAAATGGCAGACGAAAAGTCAATAGTTTACAATGTCGATATTCAGTTCGGCGAACTCCAGAAAAATCAAGAAGAGATTAAAAAAAGGATTTCTGACTTGCGAGAGGAGCAATCGAAGTTAGACGTTTCAACTAAAGAGAATCAAAAGGCTTTTAGGGATAACAACGCCCAGTTAAAAGCATTAGAGGGTCAATACAAGTTGAATGAGAAATCTATTGGCGATTTATCGAATGCCGAGAAAGCAAACACAGACACGACCAATTTCAACAACAACTCAATCAAACAAAATCGTGAGTTGCTAAAGGAATTGAATGCGGAATATGTTAGAATCCAAAAGCCAACCAAAGAGCAGACCGATAGGCTAAAGAGTTTAACAGACACACTAAAGGCGCAGGAATCTGCAATCGGAGACAACCGCAGAAATGTCGGTAATTATTCAGACTCATTTAAAGGATTAATCGGTCAATTCCCTGCGTTGCAAAATGGATTAACTGGAGTGGGCAATGGATTTAAAGCATTAGCCGCAGGCAATCCATTTAGTTTAATATTGATGGCAGTTACGCCATTGATTCAATCATTCTTAAAATTAGAACCAGTAACGAACGCAATTAGCGGAGTTTTTGAGGGACTAAGTGCAACAATTACAACCATTTCGTCATCGGTTAAAAACTTTTTTGATTTGGTAAGTTCTGGCGGGGGCATATTCGATTCGTTTTCAAGTGCATTCGGGAATTTAGGTTCTAACATTGCAAGTGCAGCCGCAGAGGGTTACAACTTAGTGCAAGCATTAGACGACTTAGAAGACGCAGAGCGTGCAAATCAAGCGACACTGGCGCAAACAAATAGGGATGTGGCTATCTTAATTGCACAATCAAAAGATAGGACTAAGACAGAGCGAGAGAGAATTGGTATTTTACAAGAAGCAAACAGATTAGAAGAGGAGCAGTTAAAAAAGGATGAGGCATTAGCAAACAGAAGAGTTGCAATTGCAGCAAAAGCATTATCAAACGCAATTAAAACTGGGCAAGACAGAGACACCGCAGAGCAAAGATTGGCAGATGCGCAACAAAAGCGATTTGAAGTACAACAAGCTGCGGGCGTTCAGACAGAAAAAAATCAAGGTCGTATAAATGGCTTAATTGAGGGCGAAGCAACTATTCGAGAAAAGCAAAAAGAAAAGGAAAAAAAGAATTTAGAAGATAGGGCAAAAGAATTAGAAAAATTTACTGCTAAAATTAGAGCGCAATTATCTGAAGAGCAGAAATTGAGAGTTGACGCATTTAATAACGATAAAGTAATTAACGATTTAAACAGAGCGCAATTTGAGGCTAATTTAAAACAACAATTTGCAAATGGATTATTAACCAGAAAGCAATATGATGACGCTTTAAAACAATCGCAGATAGATAGAAACAATGAGGAAATTGCACGACTTGAGGAATTTAATGGAATTACTGGAGCATATGATGACCAAATCACTGCGCTACAAATTGCTAATCAAAATTTGGTTACTGACAATAAGATTGAAAATGATAATAAGCAAAAGCAATTAGATGAGCAAAAATTACAATTTGAATTGGAATTGGCGCAAGTTGAGGCAACAACCTTAGAGCAACAAAACGCAGCCGAAATTGCAATCATTCAAAATAAAAACGCTTTAATTTTAGCAGATACAACCAAAACTGAAGAGCAAAAGAAACTTGAAATTGCTAAAAACAATGCAGCCATTGTTGCAATTGAGAAAGCAACTGCACAAGCAAGAATCGAGGCCATAAATGCGGTTGGTCAATCATTCATGGCTTTATCTAAATTATTAGGCGAAAATACAAAAGCGGGGAAAGCATTGGCAATTGCCTCAACAATTATTAGCACACTTACATC